GGCTGCACCTGCAAGCAACCCCCACACGCACGTACCCAGCCCATGGTGGCGTGGTCGTAAGTCTCATCGCCACCATGAAAGCTCTCGGTGACATACTCGCAGCCCCCCTCCCAGGCACGGTGCCTGCAAGTGTACTCGCTCTCACCGAACGATTGCTGGCCCTGCGGCCTGTGCGTGTAATGGAAGCTGACTAGCCTGCAGCTCTCACCGCAACCCCCATCACGGCCCTGCTTCCTGAGCACATAGGCCAGTTTGGCTGCTGACAACCCGTAGAGTGAATGGATGGCTATCACTGTACCGTAGCACCCTGACCACCTGCAATCACACTCCTCGACCCTGTGCGAGCACCAGGTCATGGTCGTCCTGGCCAACTCCAGCCCACTAGTGCCCGTGGACTGGACGCCAACGCCATCAGTGGGTCCAACCCTGACCGCTCCAGCCTGCGCAAGGCCAGCGCGCAGCTTGGCATCGGTGTGGACAAGCATCGGGTTGCAGGTGTGGTCGCCTGGGAACAGCTGGCCCGGGAGTGCTGCAATGTGCAGCACACGGCCGGTGCCCTTGCGCACTCGCAGCACCCTGGCCATGGCACATCTTAGGCTATTTGCATAGCCGTGCCGGTTGTCACTGTGCCCGTTGCGGATGGAAAACGACCTGAACGCGCCCACTCCCCGCAACCGCCCCAACTGCTCATCATCCAACCTGGCTGACAACTGCACTAGCCTCCTGCCAGCACGGCGGGCTGGGCGATCGCGCTGGGCGGGTCTGCCACCTGGCCCAGCTGGTGCTGCAGCCACCGGTTGACCGGCAGCATCGGCACCTTGCCCAGGCAGCCCGGAGGCTCCGCCGCGTACATCCCGTGGTCTGGCCAGCAGCTCAACCTCACTCTCAGATGAGCTGCAGTCACTGGACTCCGAACTGCTCTCTGACCACCCACCGCCATCAGGACCGCCTGCCCCGACTGCCTGCCCGCTCGGGGGTTCATCTGCAGACGGCGCTGGCACCGCACCAACCGCCGGCAGGTTAGCTGTCGGGGCAGGGGGTGGGACAGCCGCACGTTGGGCGTTGCCGTCGCCGGCAACCCTCACAACTGCGGAACCACCCGTTCCCCCTTTACCTCTCGCTCTGCTGCCAGCTCTGGCCCTCTCTTGCGCCCTGCTAGCCCCTGCGCCACGGGCTAAGCCGCCGCCATTGGCCTGCGCCCTTCCGCCTCCTGCAGACGGCGCTGTCACCGCACCAACCGCCGGCAGGTTAGCTGTCGGGGCAGGGGGTGGGACAGCCGCACGTTGGGTGTTGCCGTCACCGGCAAACCTCACAACTGCGGAACCACCCGTTCCCCCTTTACCTCTCGCTCTGCCGCCAGCTCTGGCCATATCCGGTCTAGTTGCGGCGACCCGTGCCAACGGGTAACGCACCTCTGCGGCCCTGCCGTCAGGCCCTAAGTGGTCCTGGGCCGGATTGATGCCTTGGCCACGGCCACCAGCGCCCACGGCACGGCCCTGCGGCTGCACGCTGCCTCTCCCACGGCCTCTTCCTTTTCCACGGCCTGGTTGTTGGGCAGGGGCACCAGGTAGGGGTTGAACACCCCCAGAACTCCCGGCACCTCGTCCCATCAACATTTTGTCATTGTTGACTCATCGTTTACCAATGGTAAACGGTATTAACTACAGCAGTCGATGTGCACGATCTGTTCCTCTGCAGTTG